AACACCGCGTTTTCTTTCTAGATCGCAACTTTTGAAAACCGGGGTTCCTTCCTTCCTCTTTAACAAATTTGATGTAAATAGTAGGTATATATCTTGAAGGTCTCACAAAGCGAACTAGCCAATATATTCGGGGTTTCCGCGCGATCGATACGCGATTGGGACAAAGCTGGATGTCCCTCTTTTGAAGCAGCTCAAACAGGAAGCGAGGGCGGAAGTTCAACGACTAAAAAGCGCGGTACCAACACCAAATTTTATGACACGGAAAAAGTGATCGAGTGGTACGTAAATCGTGAAAAAGCAAACGATGACGACTTGCCAATTAACGACGACGTGGTGATTGAAGCGAAGCGCAGACAGCAGTTGGCAAAGGCTACAGATATGGAAGCTAAAGCCATAATTACGCAAGCTCAAGCAGGGAAGTTAATGGAAGACGTAGTGCTCTTGTCTGACCTAGAAGGCTATTTGATGGACTTCATCGCAGAACACAAGCAGCAAATGGATTACTTGCCAAACAAGATTGCGCACGACATTGATAAGTACACGACGTACGACGAGCGTTTGGCATTTGCAAGAAAAACAATTAACGAACTAGCCAAGCATTTGATACAGCTTGGCGAAGTTACGAAGTTTAAGAATGACGACAGAGATACAGAAGCAGAAGAAACAGAAGACTGAATACCAGAAGTTTCTACAAAGAGTTAAAACAGGCCCTAGCACCAATGCATTTTATGCGTTCATGCAGCGCCTGCTGCAGTCGTTCGAGCCTAAAGAAATACTGTCGCCCGATGAATGGGCTGACAAGTATCGCTACATATCCAAGAGCGAAATCAAGGGCAAGTGGGACAGTAACATTACTGCTTATACCCACGGTCCATCCAACGACTTTTGCGATAGCAGTGTAGACACAATTGTTTTGATGTGGGCTAGCCAAGTAGGCAAGTCGGCATTTATGGAATCTATAATTGGATCGATCATCCACCAAGATCCATCCAATATTTACTTTGTTGGCCCGGACGAAAAATCTAACAACGACTTTAAGCAAGACAAGCTGGAAGACATGTTCCAGTGCACGCCTTGTTTTTACAAAGAAGGACGTGTAAAGCCAGCAGCACCTGGCAAAAGCGACACGAATGCTAGAAAGATAAGGTTTGCCGGTGGTTATCTTTCTTTCGCTACTAGTAATTCAATGTCTTCGCTCGCTGGACGTAGCGTTAGGTACTTGTTTCTCGACGAAGTAGATCGCTTTTTACAGTCAAAAAAAGAAGGCGACATTGTTGCGCTGGCTAAAAACAGAACGAACAGCTTTGTTCATTCGCGCAAAATCGTTATAACAAGTACACCGACAGACAAAGACAGCAGCAAGATTTATAAAGCTTACTTGCAAGGCGATCAACGCAAGTTCTTTGTAGCGTGTCCGCATTGTGAATTACGTCAAACACTGGTCTTTGATCGTGTTCGTTGGGACACAGTGCGCGACGCTGGTGGAAACATAATTAAGCATCTTCCCGAAACTGCATATTACGAATGCGAAAGCGGATGCAAGATTACGTCGGCACAGAAAGCTAAAGCTGTGCAGTCTGGCGAATGGCGGGCAACTGCGGAGCCTTTACTTAAAAAGACCAGAAGCTACCACCTGAACTTTCTCTACTCGCCTTTCGTTCCTTTCGACATTGCAGTCGAAGATTATTTAAAAGCAAAAGACGACAAAGACCAGCTTAAAACCTTCGTCAACACGAAGCTTGGCGAGGTGTGGGACGACCCATCCGAGCAGCCGGATTACATGCGGATCTACAACAGGGCTGAGCTGTACACGCGAGGCGTACCTCCAGCAGGAGTAGGGCTTCTGCACGCTACATGCGACGTGCAAGAGAAAGGGGAAGGGCGCTTAGAAGTCGGCGTTTGGGGCTACGGGCGCAACAAGCAGCTGTGGCTCGTGGATCACATCGTGATACCAGGCAGCTACAGACACAAAGAGACCTGGGACGAGCTGGCCCAGCTCAAGGATCGCGTCTATCAAACGGCTGATGGCCGGGAGCTGCAGATCGGAACCATGCTGGTTGACTCAAGCGCTGGTAACACCACCCCTTACGTGTACGAGTTTTGCGCCGGAATGCCTGGCAGGTGGGCGATTCCGCTCAAGGGTCGCAGCGGTCGAGGCGTTGCTCGGATAAACGTGTCGAAGATCGAGACTGACAGCCGTGGCCAGCGTTTAAAGCGTGGCTTGCACTTGATAGAGCCCAACGTCTCTTACTTCAAGTTCGCTCTGTACGCGCAGCTTGACGAAACGGTGCAGCCTACTGACGCGGGCTACATACACACGCCCCAGTTTGCTGGTGTGGAGTGGCACAAGCAGCTCGTAAGCGAAAAGGTGATGACCGACATTAAGACGGGCAACAAGAAATTCATTAAAACCGGCGCCAACGAAGCCTTGGACTTAGCGGTGTATGCCCTGGCATTGGCTGAATACAAGCGAATTAGCAGCTACACAGATCGCGATTGGGATCGCGTCTTTGAAAAACAAGGCGTAGATGTTGAAGAGATGCAGCCGGAAGAAGAAAACAAGGCTGTAGAAGAGTCTTCAACACCAGCTAAAACAGAAATTTGTATCTTGCGAAAGTGCCAGTTGCAAGGAAATTGGCTGGAACCTGGAACGATTGTTGACGTTGACGAAGACACAGTGCATCGCTTGTGCAATGTAGATCCACCTTTCGCGCATAAAACTAGCGAAAGACCGCCATTAATGAGCGAAATCAACAAAAAAGTAGAGCTTAAGCAAGCAGAAGACACGAGTCACAAGAAAGTGCTGGGTCGTTTCTTCACTGGTTCTACACGCCGTTGACTTTTACAAAACGGTAGGCAATATAGATAAAAGAGGTGCATATGCTTCCAAAAACATTGTTTGCTGGCGATAGCTGGCAATTTGACTATAAAAATTTAGATTATATCGACCCAGCTTGGGAACTTACGCTGCACATTGTTCGCGAGAGTACCGCTGTATCGTCTGCTCCAGTAGCTTCTGCAACGGGCGAGTTCGCTTTCACGCTTGATACAGCTACCACCAGCGGCTTAGCAGCTGCTGCATACACAGTAAGTATTACTGCAAGCAATGGAACACAGCGTAAAACACTGCTTAGCGATCACAAGCTGGACGTAAAAGGTGACCCGACAGTTAGCGACAACCGCAGTTTTAACGCAAGAATGGTCGATATTTTAGAAGACTTGCTTGCTAAACGTCTTACAACGCGTAGCCCAATCTTTGAAAGCATGTCGATCGACGGCGCGCAAGTGTCAAAAATGAAGGCCGAAGACATTGAGAAAGCTTTGGAAAAATACAAACGCTTGCTTGCAGCTGAAGAAGCAATTAAAGCAAAAAAAGAAGGGCTTAGTAAAAGCCCAAGATCATTAATTATGGTGCGAAGATGAACCCACAACAAAAAGTACGCAGCACTACAGCACGCAACATATCACGCGCAATTACCAATTTAACAGGTTCCGTTTTTGGTACTAACAGCGTTTACGAAACGCACAGACAAGACACAGCGCGCAGCAGAAGCTACGAAGCAGCGCAGCAAGGCGTGCACCTAGCGCAATTCTTTGGTGCCCCGGAACACATTAATGACAGCGTTGCCAGTGCTTTTAACTTAGCTAAGTCGCGCGCTCGGCATTTAGCAATGAACAACAGCACGATAGCGAAGTATCTGACTATTCTTGATACGCATCTTGTTGGTCCCGATGGTTTCCGCCTACGTGTCGAATACGGAACTTACGACGCGCTAGGAAAATGGAAGCAAGATCGCGTAATTAACGAAAGTATTAAGAACGCGTATAAAGCCTGGTGCAAACGTGGCGTTTGCGAGATTAGCGGACAACACGACTTTGTTAGCTTAACGCGCGCAATCGCTCGTTGCACAGCCATCGACGGCGTTTCGTTTGTTCGTCTGCACAAAGTAAAGAACGCTGCAGGATTAGCGCTTGAACTTGTAAACGTTGATCGCTTAAACACCAGCAAAACCCAACGTCTACCCAACGGTAATCGTGTGGTTATGGGCGTGGAATTTGACGACAACTTTAAACGCATTGCATACCACTTAAAACAAGTTTCAAGCGGTCAAGGCCAGCACGTTTACAAAGACGAAGTAGTTCCAGCCAGCGAAATGCTTCAAGTGATGAAGGCAGATCGCCCGGAACAGCTTATGTCGGTAACGTGGCTTGCTCCAGTGCTTGCAAACATTTACCAGCTTGCCGAAGCCGATACATCAACGCTCACAGCGATAAACATCGGCGCAGCGCAGATGGGCTTCTTGAAGAGCACTACCGACGACGAAAAAATTATTGAAGCGTTAGCTGATTCGCTAGAGAGCGGGGAGTTTCCAACGCTAGGTGTTAAAGCTGGACAAGTTACTGCACTACCGCCAAACGTCGAACTGCAGATGTTCGATCCGATATTTCCAGCAGCAAGCGCTACGGAATTGACCACACGCATGCGTGCAGACATCGCGAATGGCCTTGGATTGAATGCAATAACATTATTTGGTGGTTACAACGAAACGAGTTTTAGCGGTGGCCGACTTGCAACTATGCAAGAACGTGAAATGTTCGACACATTGCACGATTGGTTTATTAACGTGTTGCTTGTTCCAGTGTTTGAAAACTGGCTTAAATCAAGCCTTTCGCGCGGGATCAAACGCGCCGATGGCAAGGGAAATGTTGATGCAACGCTATTCGAAGAAATATTAGAGTGCTCGAAATACGATGGTCGCACGTGGACCCCAATAGATCCAACAAAAGACCTCGAAGCGTACAAACAATTAGTAGAAAACGGCTGGATGACACGCGCGCAAGTCTGCGCAATTTTCGGGACCGACTTCGAAACCAACATTCAAGAGCTGGCTTTTGAAGCAGACATCGCACGCAAAGCGAATGTGTACATCCCCAACGTATCGGATCCGCTTAAAAGTGCTGAGCTGGATGCTTCCAAAGAGGCAGCAAAAGCGAGTGCAGCGCAAGCCCAATCGGAAGCAGATAAAAGCGAATTGACAGCACGCTACGCAGCTGCAGATGCAAACGCTTCGTTTGAAAGAACCTTAGCGTTGGTCAAGTCAAGCACGCCAGCAGCGGTTGCACCAAGCGTGCATGTGGGTGCTCCACAGATCACTGTCGAAGCGCCCGTGGTGAACGTCTCTTTAGCTTCCAAAAAGCGCAGCGTGCACGTTCCCGTC